CAATATTTATAAGCAGCGCAGTCCCCTTTATTTACCTTTGGATTGAGCAATACCTAACTAACAAATTTGAACTATGACACCTGAAGACCTAGAATTATTCAAGAAGCACATGCCTCTGTACGAATGTTACAAGAAGCACGCATTCATTCGCAATTACGAAAAGGATGTATATACGGAATTGATTCACCTATACACTACCTACGTTTCACCTAAGCACACTTTCAGCCATTGGTGCAGTAGCTGTCGCATGGAGTTAGTTAATTACCTTTATGGGTGGTACACTAACACAGAACATACAACCTGGTACAGGGATCAAGAAGAAGTAGTTGCCGAAGTATTGATAGAAGGTGAAGCACCTGCACCTGTGAAAAGAAAAAGAAAACCAAAAACCACATAAAACCAAATGGACACCAAACCAAAAGTAAGACTAGGGAACGGAAAGAAAAGAAGTGCATCTTGGTTAACTGCTGCGATCTGCATAACAGATGCTGAGGCACACGCATACACCTACAACGGAAAGAAGTATGTCAATGTGAGCATCAATATCTTTGATAAGCCGAATGACTTCGGAAAGGATGTGGCTATTAACCTAAACGATTATAAAAAAGAAGAAAATTTAACCTCACAGGTTAACAAGATGCCGACAGCTCCTGCACCTTTGCAAGAAGAAGCCTACGATCTACCTTTCTAATCATGGCAAAATTTAAACTAGAAGTAAGCGCAGGGGTCTATGAATCTGAGAGCCTTACATCTTTGATTTTTGAGGTGCTTAAGCATAGGTTTTGGCATCTTAGGACTCACGGCAAATGGATGGATTAATTAAACTAAAACCAAAAAAAAATATCATGGCAAAATTTCAGCTAAATTTTAACAGCGCAAAAAAGGTAGTAAGCATAACGCTTGAAGATGAAGAACAAGGGGTCTTTGATCTAGCCTACCTATTCAAGAAGTTACTAGACGATGCGGGTATCCCTAACAAGCTAGAAGAAAAAGAGATTGAGCCTGTTGAGGCTATACAGGTAGCAAACGAAAAGCTAGACTAATGGAAATTAAAAACGTAAAGCTATCCGAGATAAAAAGCAATCCGAATAACCCTCGGATAATCAAGGATGACAAGTTCAGCAAGCTAGTAAAATCAATTAAGGAGTTTCCAAAGATGCTAGAGATTAGGCCTATCGTGGTAAATTCCGACATGATTGTATTAGGTGGTAACATGAGGCTTAAGGCTTGCAAGGAAGCAGGGCTAAAGGAAGTACCAATCATCTTTGCGGATGATCTAACAGAAGATGAACAGAAGCAGTTTATTATCAAGGACAATATAGGCTTTGGTGAATGGGACTGGGATATGATTGCAAATCAATGGGATGCGCAACAATTATCTGAATGGGGCTTAGAAGTTTGGCAACAACCTGTAGAAGTTGATTATTCATTGCTTGATAATGAAGAAGATACAGACGATTTGCTTGATGACATGGCTAATGGGGTAAAGAAAGCTATACAAATAGAGTTTGAACCAGACCATTACGATGAAGCTTATGAACTGGTTAAATTCTGGAGGGAGCAAGGTGCATACGTTGGTAAAATGATTTTAGATTTTTTAAAAATTGAAAAAGAAAAACTATGAAAGTTTTTACTTTTTTTTATAACAGATATGAAACCGCAACCACAAGTAAGGCGCTTTATGAAAATAGAATAGATCACAATATTTTAATTCATAAAGAAAATGATTATGATTTATTTAAAAAAGGGGGGACAATGTTTGGCAAACCTATTGTGACAAATGCGCCAAAGGGATTAGCTAATCAAAGAAATAATGCACTAGAGTTAATTAATACAGGTGAGTGGGCTGTTTTTATGTGTGATGATTTTAGAAAAATTGCATCATATCCTATGGAATCAATTTTAAATTCAAAATTGACAATGGATGTAAATTTTGAAAACCAAAGAAATTTGCATGTTAACAAACAAAAACCAATGAATTTGTCGCAGATGTTTGAAATGTTTCCAAAACTTATTGAATTAGCTGAATCTGCAAATATTCATTTGATAGGTTTTGGATTGCATGACAATCCACTGAACTTGAGAAAAAAGTTTTCTTTTCGTGGTTTAGCCGATGGTAGGTTTTGGTTAGTAAAAAAATCATATTACAAATTTGATTTAAATGCACAATTGATTGACGATGTGGCTTGGACAAGTGAAAATTTAATAAGGCATTCAAATGTATTGATTTCAAATTGGACAGTACCATATTTTAGCAGATATACCGCTGGTGGATTTGGTTCAACTGAAGAAAGAAAACAATTAAGAAAAAAAGAATGTAATTATCTGTGCAACAAATTTAACCCTTTGATAAAAATGGCACACAAACCAAATTGGGAATACGGAACACATATACGTATTTTTGGAACTGACAATAATATAAAAATAGCAAGAAAAAAAATATTACTATGAAAAGGATTGATTTAATTAAAGTAAATCACGATACAAAAATAGGGCAAGAGTGTCCATATGTTGAGCCTAATATTACTGAGGACTGTGTTCTATATGAGGATGGTGTACCGATAGGTTTTTACATAAATCAAATGCCTGAAAAAATGTGTAAACTAGCAGATTTAGCAGACAGCTTGCTTAGAAGTAAAGAAGTGCCAAAAAGCATGATGGACAGAAAAAAGCCTATTGGTGAAATTAATGGTAAAAAAGAGTATAAAATTATTTCTCAATTTAGCACAATCCTAGGAAGTTGCGCCCCAAAACCACACATGAAAAGGCCTTATGCAAGTAGGAGTTCTGTGCATCAGGTAAAATCTGCTCAGACATTTATTAAAGCCATGCTGCTTTTAGCAAATGAAAGCGAAGAATTAATTAAACAAATAATTCCTATGCAGCACGAACAACAACGCAAGATATTTGAACAGGTTAATGATAAATGGAAATTTGGAAATTTATGGACAAGCTCAATTTCTAATTACAATATATCAGCGCCATTTCATAGGGATACAGCAAACATTGTTGGTGCATGTAATGTAATCATTACAAAGAGGTTAAATTGTAAAGGAGGTAATTTGCACGTTCCGGATTATAATGCAACAATGGACTCAGCTAATAATTCAATCTTGGTATATCCAGCTTGGAAAAACATTCATGGGGTTACACCAATTATGCCGACACATGATGGAGGATATCGAAATAGTTTAATTTTTTATCCATTGAAAGCATTTATTGGACTATAATAATTATCAAAAGTCAACACTATGAAAAAGCCTGAGACATCTGTAATAGAGAAAGCCATTGTGAAGGCATTTGGCAACCTATCTACGGCTGCAAGATCATTGCAGGTAGATAGAGTAACCCTGTACAAATGGATCGAGCAGGAGGGCTTAGAACATGCTGTAATTGAAGGCAGGAATACGAGGCTAGATTTTGTTGAAAGCAAGCTAGATCAGAAGATAGATGGCGGTGATACTACTGCCATCATTTTCTTTTTGAAAACTCAGGGCAAATCCAGAGGCTATGTTGAAAGGCAGGAAGTGACCGGGGCAGATGGTAAGAAACTTTTTGAGGTGACCATTATAGATGGCGCAGATTAAACTAAAAACAAACAAAGTATTCAGGCACCTAGAAGAAAGCACAGCTAAGATAGTAGTGCAGCAAGGGGGTACTAGATCAGGCAAAACTTTTAATATCCTGCTATGGATAATCTTTGCTTACTGCCAAAGGAATGAAGGGAAGATAATCACGATCTGCCGAAAATCTTTTCCTGCTTTGAGAGGTACGGTCATGCGAGACTTTTTTCAAATTCTCAAAGATCATGACATCTATTCAGAAGATGATCACAGAAAATCATCAAGTGAATACAATATAAATGGAAACACAATCGAGTTTATAAGTTTAGACATGCCTCAAAAAATCAGGGGTAGAAAGCGGGATTTACTTTTTGCAAATGAGGCGAACGAATTGACTCATGAAGATTGGACGCAGCTTTTGTTCCGTACAAATGAAAAGGTAATTTTAGACTACAACCCATCTGAAGAGTTCCATTGGATCTACGATCAGGTGCTACCTAGGGCTGATGTTGATTTCTTTCAGACAACCTACAAGGATAACCCATTTTTAGGCGATGTAATCAGAGAAGAAATTGAAAGGCTTAGAGGGATAGATGAAAACTATTGGAGGGTCTACGGGCTAGGAGAACGTGGTCAGGCTAGATCCTTAGTATATACTTTTTCAACTACAAAAGAAATCCCAAAGGAGGCAAAGCTAGTAAGCTACGGGCTTGACTTTGGCTACTCAAGTGATCCTACTAGCTTAGTAAGAACCTACATTTTAGATGACAATATGTATGTCGATGAATTGCTATACCGAACAGGTATGACTAATCAAGACATCGCAAACGAAATGAAGGTACTAGGACTAGATCGCAGCAATGAAATCTATGCCGATTCAGCAGAGCCAAAAAGTATAGAAGAAATCTATCGGATGGGATGGAACGTAAAGCCTACCATCAAAGGATCTATCAACATAGGCATTGACATAATCCGTAGATACAAGCTGATCGCAACCGAAAGCAGTTTCAACTTGATCAAAGAGTTGAGGAACTACAAGTATATAGAAGACAAGAACGGGCAGATGACAAATAAGCCTGTAGATAATTTCAATCACGCATTGGATGCCCTGCGCTATTCGGTAGTTAACAAGATATCCAAGAGCCATTTGGGCAGGTACTCATTCAGATAGAAACATAAACCAAATAAAATATATTTATAGCCATGTGGGACAAATTAACTGTCGGTCAATTCATAACCTTGTACGATATCGAGGTAAACGCAAATTTAAACATAATCGAAAAGCAGCAGAAAATGCTTGCGGTGATCGAGGGTAAAAATGAGCGGGAATACGATAACTACAAGTACAGGGATCTAATCAAAGAGTACGGTCAAAAGCTATCTTTCTTTGATAACCTGCCTGAAACCAAGCCTGTAGACTTTCTACAGGTAGGAGATAACCAATACAAGTTCTGCTATGAGGTAAACGAAATCACGGCAGGGCAGTATATAGATATTCTAGCCTTCAGCGGTGAGATCATGCAGCTTAACAAGATTGCTGCCTGCTTCTTTCTGCCCATGAAGGGCAAGAGATACCAAGGATACGGGGCAGTGCATCATGATAAGGTAGCAGATGACTTGCTAGGGGCAAAATTCTTGGAGGTTTACGGCTGTATGCTTTTTTTTTGTCAACTATTCAACGAATTAATAAGCAGTACAATAACCTCCTCAATCCAGAACAAGGAGCTAGCGGAGAAGGCAGCCCGTTTATGGAGCGTTGTGGGTGGGTATTTAGCACTAAACAGGTCGCAGACTTCAGCAATATAACGGTAAATCAAACCTACGATCTGAATGTGATCGAGTACCTGAATACATTGGCTTATTTAAAGGATTATAACAAACACAAAGATAACGAATATAAAAAATGGCAGTTGCAAGCCAAGCTCAAGTAGACGGGCTTATTAACATTGGAGGTAGAACACTCAAAGGCAACGAGTACATCGCAGCCGTTGAAGGTGTATTGATTAAAAACGTAACCGATGCCATGCAAAAGCTAGGAATCAACATAGTTGATAACCTTGCTCAATATGCACCTGCGGATAGTGGTAAATTGGCTTCATCCTTTTCTGTTATTGGGGTTAAAGAAACTAAAACAGGATACAGATTAGAAATAAGCGTAGGTGCAGATTATACAGACTATGTCGACAAAGGGGTAAAGGGTGTAAAGAACAAAAGAAAAACTTACCCAAATGCTGAAGGTGTTTTCTATAAATTTAAGAACTACGGGATGCCTATAGAGGCCTTGAGAAGTTTAGCAGGATGGGTGAAAAGAAAGAACATAGAACTAGAAGCAACTGCCTTAATTAACAAACAAGAAGTACCAGATGAAATTGATGCAACCACAAGAACAATTGCATACTTCATAAAGAAAAACGGAATCGAGGGCAGGCAGTTTATTAAGAGATCAATAGACAAAGCAACTCCTGATTTTAACTTTGATCTAAAAGCAATAGGAAGAGATACACTTATTTTAAGAATAGCAAAATGATAACCCTAGTACAACCTACAAATAGTATCCTGCCTGCATTCAATCGGATTAACTATACGATTAGCAGCACAAACGCAAACCTATCAGGCTTCAAATATGTGGTAAAGGTTTACAATATTGCAAACGAGTTAATCACTCAGGCATTCTATGACTCCCCGGCTAACCCTGCGGATTCAGTCGAGTTTGATGTAAGCAAATTTGTATCGGTTAACTTTACCTATTCAAGTGGGTTCTACCAGGTAGCAACTTCAGCAAGTAATACCAACATAATCAAAGGCTTCTATCTTAAGTGCTATGAATACTACGAAGTTGCAGGAGTGTTTGAGATCGTATCAGCTTCCGAGGTTGTCAGTACTACCAAGTATGCCTTGGCTGCTTCTTTGCCTTTGCTAGAAGAAAGCGGATTTGCTGCGGATCTAAGCAAGTACAATGGGGTAAGCAATACCAACTACATACCACTAAGCGAATGGACTACAATCAAAGCAAGGGAAACCGATGCGACTATATTCGGCTTTTTAAATACAGGGCTTTTGACTAACTGCGAACTGCTAGTCACCTATGCAAACGCTACTACATCGACCTACTATATTACACCTGCTGCGGTTGCTACTCCTAGCGTGACCTACATCCAGATAACACCATTGACCTATGGGGGAAGCATCGACAATATCCAGGTCTTTGCAAATTGGAATAACGGATCAGCAAGGCGGGCAAAGTTTGCTACTATCTACATTCAAAGCTGCGGGAAATTTGACCCGATGCGATTGGCTTACCTAAACAAATACGGGGCTTTTGATTTCTTTAATTTTGACCTAGTAAGCAAGACTACTTTCGATGTTGAAAAGAAAGGATATGAGCGGAACTACACAGGGAGCATCTATGAATCGGACGGGATCAGGGTTAAAAATATAAACCCGATTTACTACACAAAGGAGACACAAAAGTGGAAGATCATAAGTGACTATTTAACGGATGCACAAGCTGAGATCCTGCGGGAATTATATTCATC